CACGATTGTCGTTATTGCTCAAAAGAGCGATACCGATGATCGTAGGATCACATTCCCTGAGTTGGGTTAAGGCTGTGGCTAGTTATTCTTGGTTTGTGAAAAGGATGTATCAGTCTCGCGGTAGTCAAGGATTGGCTATTTTTCTGAAGGCAGCGAATCTAATGCTAATTAGATCCGTTGCTGGACGAAAACTAGAAAATTCAAGACTAGCGGGGGGAGCGGTATCTTCAACTTCTGGGGGACTCCCTAGAGTGATTATACCGGCACATCGCAAACGGATTCGTGGTGGCGACAAGAGCGTTATACGCTTTTGGCTAGGGTTATTTACTCTGTATAGAGTGTTGTCCTTTCGAGGACGACTTAACCTGAACACTATTACGGATCCGGGTGTGGAATTGTCGGATGACTTATTGTATGATTGGAAGATCTTTTTGAAGGTCTTTTGGTCAAACCTTAAGAAATTCGGTGTGTCACCTTTAGAGTCGAGATTGACTGATGTGGACTTACTCTCACCGGGAATCCGGATGAAAAGAGAGAAGACATATTGGTTTTTCCCTTCTTTAGAGGGTACTCGCCGAGTGATCACATCTTCGGGTCCAGGGTCCTACAAAACTGCGGGTAACTCCGTTATTTCTCATGGATACGATGCTATGCTGTGGGTTATGGCTTCAAGCCTGTACCCTTATTTAAAGGCAATGTGTCTATTCACGGGGAATATCCACTTTATAGATTCCGCTCCGTTTAAGCTTGGAGAAATCCATGCTAAGGCGGTTTGGAATCGTAACGTGATTGGAGAAACCGAGTTAGGAAGACTCTCGATCAAAGAGGAACCTGGAAAGTTAAGGATATTTGCGATGGTGGATTCTGTAACCCAATGGGTTTTATATCCGTTGCACAAAGCCTTGTTTTCCGTTTTGAGATTAATACCTCAAGATGGAACTTTTGATCAATTGGCTCCAGTTAAGAAATTAATTGGGACCATGCGAGAGCAAGGTCGCGAGCATTTATGGTCGTTTGATTTATCAGCGGCCACGGATCGAATTCCTGTTGTTTTACAAGAATTGACCCTTGCTGGTTTTACGTCTCCGACGTTTGCGTCTGTGTGGAGATCCTTATTGTGTGATAGATGGTACCGAGTTCCGGATCTATTTGTCAAAACCTTCGGCCAAAAAGGAGTGAAATCCTTAGGCTGTGGGCCCTGGCCTCAGCTCTCTGCAAAGGGAACTGAGATAGAAACCTGGATCGGTGCG